ATAAATAATATTTTATTTAATAAAGTAAATAAATTATGCAATGATTTAACAAATAAATATAATGAAACTTGGGGTCATGATAAAGTTGCATTCACTTTTAAAGAAGGTAGAAAATACATCAAAATAATTGAAACTAACAAAGAAGGTAAACACAGATCGGCTTGGGGTTTTATAAAATATAATGGTGATGTTTTAAAAGCTGCAACATGGTCGAGACCTGCAAAGCATAGCAGAGGTAACATAATAGATGGTTATGAGATAACAAGTTCAAGGATATATAGTCCAGATTATTTAAGATAAATAAATATATAATAATAATTAAAGAGGGTTTTTAACCCTCTTTTTTTATGCAATTAAATAATTATATTGATTAAATAAATAAATCTAGTATTAATTATATCAATGGCTTATGAATAAATAAAAGGTGAAAACATGGCAGAACCAAACAACGCAACGCTAAAAATAGAAAATACAGCAGTTAAAAAAAAGCGGGGTCGTCCAATCGGATCTAAAAATAGCGTCAGCCCATTTAAGAAAAAGGCAGAAGAAATATTAAAGCGTAGTTTATCAAGATCACTTGAAACATTGTCTGAACGTAAAAAAAATAATCTTGAAGATATGATAATAAAAGCATTAGATGAAGATATATTAAATATAAATAAACTTGCTTTCCTATTTCCGAAAAACGATACCTTAAATTTAAAGGCTTCAGATAGTTTCACCTCAGCCCTTAATGATGTTGCCAATAGAATAAAAGAATATAAAAGCACCCCCATAAAAGACGCCGACGTTGTAACAATAGATAATAATATTACAGATATAGAGAGCGATTAAATCCCCCCCTTTTTATTTGCCGACCCCTCTACCTGTATATATGTATACCCCCCTCTCAAAAAAAAATTCCATATATGGTGCTGCAAAAAAAATTTTTTCTATATATTGACAAGTCTTGAGAAATCACGAACAATGCAATAATATGAAATAATTATGTTGTTTTAGAACAACTATCTCCCCAAAATAAAAATTGTTCAAAAAATTATTTCATTACTGAAAAGGGAAGGGTGCGTTTTAATTCCATTTTTCGTACCCTTTTTTTTAAAACAGACATAATGAGTCAGAATGAGTAAAGAACAACTATCAGATATATTAGCAGAATTAGCATTAGACCCAGTTATGTTTGTTGAAACAATGCTACAAGTAAAACCTGAAAAATGGCAAAGAGAATTTTTACAAAACGTCATGCAGAACCCAAGATGTGCTGTCAAGTCAGGGCATGGCGTAGGTAAGACAGCAGTTTTATCTTGGTTGATATTGTGGTGGGTATTTACACGACACCCTTGCAAGGTTGTCTGCACAGCCAATACTGCTCACCAATTATCAGATGTTCTATGGGCTGAAGCTCAAAAATGGGCAAGACGTTTGCCTGAGAGTTTTTATTCGCAAATGGATATGAAATCCGACAAAATTAATATTGCAGGTTCGACAGACTCGTATGCTGTGGCTCGTGTGTCTCGTAGAGAAAACCCAGAAGCCTTACAAGGTTTCCATTCTGAAAACCTCTTGTTTATTATTGATGAGGCATCAGGGGTAGATGATAAGATATTTGAGGTAGGTGAAGGTTCGCTATCAACACCAGATGCTAAAGTTGTTATGACTGGCAATCCTACTCGTACATCAGGTTATTTTTTTAATGCGTTTCATGCAATGCGTGATCGTTGGACTAAAATGACTGTTAGCTGTGCTGACTCATCACAAGTATCAAAAGAATTTATTGAGGATATGAACATAAAATATGGTTCTGACTCAAACGTATATAGAGTTAGGGTACTTGGCGAGTTTCCAAAAGCAGAAGATGACACTGTTATACCACTATATATGGTAGAAAGTTCTATAGACAGAGATATATCAGTTGACCCCTATGAACCTGTCGTTTGGGGTTTAGATGTCGCCAATTTTGGCTCTGACAGAACGGCATTGTGTAAAAGACGTGGTGCTGAATTAATAGAGCCTGTACGCACATGGCAAGGTAAAGACCTAATGGAAACAGTAGGTATTGTTATGAATGAGTACGAAATATGTAATTATAAGGACAAACCAACGGATATAATGGTAGATAGTATAGGTATCGGTTCTGGAGTAGCGTCAAGGCTAACCGAATTAGATTTGCCTGCCAGACCCATACAGGTTTCGGAAAGTCCTGCTCTAAAAACAAAATATATGCGATTGCGAGACGAGCTATGGTTTAGAGCAAGAGAATGGTTTGAAGGGCGTGATGTACGCATTATGCAAGATGATAAATTAATAGAAGAACTAATAGCTCCTCGTTTTAAATTTACATCTAACGGAAAAATAAAAGTTGAAGCCAAAGACGAGTTTAAAAAAAGATTAGGTGGTCGTAGCTGTGACTTAGCTGATGCCTTTTGCCTAACCTTTGCACAACAAGCTTTTACAGCTTCTGCTCGTGGAGGTCATACGCATTGGAATAAACCAATACAATATAAGGACAGTTCATGGATTACTTAGACGAATTAGAGATAATGTTTACAGAGGAGCAAGAATATGCTGCTGAAAATCCTGTAACTCATGCTATTTTTATAAGTATGGTAGAAAATTTACAATCTATTAATAAAGCTGGTATAGATTGGGAAACAATTTGTGATGTTACATTAGCTTCCGCAGCCTATTGTTTCTTTAAAAGTGGTGGCTCAGCAGATGAATTTGTTGAAAAACTTACAACAGTTAATATTGCACCAGATAATATAGATATAAATTAGGAGGAAAATATGGAAAAACTAAAAGACATTCTTAACTATGTTAAGGATCATCAGTGGGATTACGTTGATGCTGCATTAGGCGGTATTATCGGATTACTTTTATTCATCATTATAGTGAGTTAGAATTATGCAAAGAAGTCAAATATTAGATATGGAAAAGGAAGTTAAAAAACCTGCTCCTAAAAAAACAGAAAAAACTACCGAAAAAAAGAAAACAACCAAAAAAGGTTAAATAATGGATAAGTTAGAATTTAATGCTTTAGTGCGTAATGAGATTGAAAACGCATTAGGGTATTATGACTCAGAATATGGTACAGACCGAATAACTGCCATGAATTATTATATGGGCGAAGATTTCGGTAATGAGCAAGAAGGTCGTTCTCAAGTTGTTACAACAGAGGTTGCCGACACTATTGAGTTCATTATGCCTAGCCTTATGCGTACTTTCACACAGACAGATGAATTTGTAAAATTTATGCCTCGTCAACCTGAAGATGTAGAAGGTGCTAAACAAGCAACATCATACGCAAATTATGTTTTAAACTGTCAGAATAACGGATTTGTTATACTGCATAATTTCTTTAAAGATGCGTTGTTACAAAAACTAGGCGTTGTAAAAGTGTATTATGATGAGACAGAAGAAGCCCAAGAAGAAGAATATACTGGGTTATCTGATGACGAGCTAACATTATTACTACAAGACCCTAATGTTGAGATAGTATCACAAAATACAGAAGAATATGGTGAAGAAGGTGTTGATGAGATGGGTATGCCTATGTCAGATTACTCTGTTTCCCATGATGTTGTGATAAAACGTATGTCTTATGGTGGTATGATTAAAGTTGATAACATTCCACCAGAAGAATTTTTAGTGTCAAAACGTGCTGCGTCAATAGAAGATGCAGACTTTGTAGCTCACCGCACAACTATGAAAGTTGGTGATCTTATACAAATGGGCTATGACAGAGAATTAGTAGAAAAATACGCAGGATATACTGAGTTAGACACAACATCTGAAGTACAAAATCGTTTTGAAGATGTAGAAAGCAGTGATGCTACCGATTCTAGCGATATGTCTATGCGTGATGTATTGGTTGTTGAAGCCTATATTAAGTCAGATTATGACGGAGATGGTGTCGCTGAGTTACGCAGAGTTGTAACATTAGGCGGTGGTTTTGAAATAGTAGAAAACGAAGCCTTTGACCATGTACCATTTGCTTGTCTATCACCAATATTAATGCCACATAGATTAGTTGGTAGAAGTATTGCAGAACTTATTATGGATTTACAGTTAATTAAATCTACTGTTCTACGTCAATTACTAGATAATATATATTTAACAAACAATGCTCGTGTAGCTGCTGTAGAAGGTCAAGTAAATCTTGATGATTTATTAAATTCAAGAGCTGGTGGTATTGTTCGTATGCGTCAACCAAATGCAGTACAAGTATTGCAACCGCCTATGGTTGGTCAAAATGCGTTTAGTTTACTACAGTATTTAGACGAAATTAGAGAACAACGCACTGGTTTATCAAAAGCCTCTATGGGTCTTGATGCAGATGCACTACAAAGCACAACGGCTACTGCGGTTGCTGCGCAAATGAGTGCTGCACAAGGTAAAATTGAAATGATTGCAAGAGTGTTTGCCGAGACAGGTGTTAAACAACTGTTTAGACTTGTGCTTACATTATGCTTACATCATGGCAAGAAAGAGCAAATGATACGTCTTAACAATAAGTTTGTGCCTATTGACCCTTCTAATTGGAAACATGAGTATGATTTATCTGTTAATGTAGGGTTAGGTTCTGGTCAAACTAACGAAAAAATGGCGTTCCTTGCACAAATGGCACAAAAACAAGAGCAAATATTGTTACAAATGGGTGCTGAGAACCCATTAGTGGATTTACAGCAATATAGAAATACCCTTGCCGAGCTTGCAAGTATGGCAGGATTTAAAGATGCGTCAAGGTTCTTTAAAAATCCAGAAGATACGCCTCCGCAACCACAACAACCTCCGCCTCCTAGTGAAGCTGAGATGAAGATGCAGTTTGAACAACAAAAATTCCAAGCTGAATTAGAGTTGCAAAAGGCTAAACAAGATGCAGAACTTGCGTTAAAACGTGAAGAACTGCAAATGAAAATGCAAATACGTCAAGAAGAATTACGTTATGAAGCACAGTTAAGAGGATTTGAACAACAAGTTGGTGGTAAGCCATCTACTAATTTACCGAGAGTTGAGTAATGGACGAAGAAACATTAGAAATACTTGCTGGTTTAAATGCTGCACAACCATCAACGCAGCAAGTAGATTACTCAGGGTTTATGCAAGATTTTCAACCTGTATTAAATCAACCTAACTACTTTGTTCCACAACAAGGCTTATTACAAAATACACCTACATTAGACACATTGTCAGATTTAGATGTTATGCAACAAAGACCACAAGTTATTACAAATATGCTTGACCAATACCCAACACTTGAAAGTGACTTTCAGCGAAGTTTTGCAGTAAGTCCTGACACATTTAATATGAATGTTTATCAAAGATTACCTTATGACCCTGCTTTTTGGGAGTCTTTTGTTAATCAAGGTGGTGGTACAGGTAGTGATGGCATTGATTTAACAGGTTTAGGTGCTGCTGGTTTAGTTGCTGGTGCAACAAGTTTACTTGGTGGTGATGATGGTACAGATGGAACAGATGGTTCTACTACAACAATAGATAATGGTGATGATGGTGATGATGGTGATGATGGTACTGATACTATTGATGGTGGAACATCAGTAATTACTATTGGTGGCAATTCTGTTACAACTAATACAGGTGGAACTGATACTGTTGATGGAAGCTCAAACACAATTACATTGAGTGGTACAGAAAATGATACCGATACTACTCTTGATGGAAGTCAAGGAACAGAAATAACATTATCAGGAACAGACACCCTTGATGGTGGTGACGGCAATGACACAATAGATAATACTGATAGCACTATAACATTGTCAGGAGTTGATACCCTTGATGGTGGTGTTGGTAATGATACAATAGATAATACTGACAATACTATATCACTTTCAGGTAACACAGGTTTGTCTGGTATTATAAATAGTATTGATACAACAAATAATACAACAGCTACTAATGATATTAATACACTTGTAAATAGCAATGTATTATCTAATAATGCCACATCACTTTTAACAAGCCTTCTTGATATTGGTGTTCCAATAAAAACTGCAGTTGGTCAAGTTGTTCAAGTTACATCAGGAAATATAACAGATGTGTTTAATAGTACATCTAATGTAATAAATCCTGCAACAATAAGTGGTTTAAATATTGGAACTGATATTGCAACAGGTGCAGATGCTTTTAGTAATATTTTAGGTTTAGATGATAGTATAGCTGGTTATAATGCTATTTTTGATAGTACAGGTTTTCACCCAAACTATAAAGTTGTAGATGTTATAGAAAATGGTGTAAAAGTTGGTGAAAAAATAGTTGAAAAAAATTTTTTAGATAAACAATTTGATAAATTTGGTAATTTATTAAGTACAGAATTACCATATAGTATAGGTTCTTTAGATACTGTTGGAGAGGCAATACCTCTTGCTGGTGCTATTTTATCAGGAATTGATGCAATAGAAGATGGTAATGTTTCAAATGTTTATAATACATTAACAGGACTTGGTGCATCAGGTATCTTAGGTGGTTCTGCTTATGGTTCTGCAGCAGGTGCTGCAGGAGTACAAGGTTTAGCAACAAGCCCTGCAGCGTTAGCGTTAGGAACAGGTTTGTTAATAGCACAACAATTAGCACCTGACCCATCAAATAAAACAGGTTTTAGTGGTTTTGACTTAGGTTCTGAAACAAGTGAAAGTTTTGGAATGGAAGGTGATAAATTTAAACAAGGTAATGTTGATAAAGCATCAGCAATATCACAAGGTGTTGGTGCTGCTATAAATACTATTGCTAGTGGTTATGGTTTAAAAACAGAAGGTGATATTTTAACACAAACAGGTAATCGTGACCCATTAAGTATCACTTTTGGTGACCAAGAAAGCGAACAAACAGTTAATGATAGATTAAATTATAGCCCTGAAACAGGCGATATTATAAATACAACTGATGATATTGCTAGATTTTATTATACAGGGCAAGTTGGTAATGATGGTTCTGCTCTTGCAGATAATATTATTAAAGGAACAAATCTATTATCATTAAAGGCAGTAGCTAATGATGAAGATACTATTAATATGAAAGATTTTAGACTACCTGCATTTTCAGCAGATAAAGTAAAAAATCAATATTTAGATATGGGTCTTGATGAAACTGCCGCTAATGCCTTAACAAGTGCTTCTCGTAGTGGGAGTGCTGCAACATCAGAGTTGTTAGGTGGTTTATTAGTTGCAAATACAACAAATAAAGATTTATTCCTAACAGATGCAGAAAAAACATCATTGCTAGAAAAAGGTTACACAGAAGAACAACTTGATACAATATTATATGGATAATTAAAAAGGAGAAAAAATGGAAAACGAAGGTAAATTAAGACAAGACATGAATAG